TCAGAGAGCGGAGGGGGCGACCTTCGGGACGCTCAGGTCGTAGATGTCGAGCATGGATTCGTCGCGGTGGCCGCTGGCTTCCTGCTTGTCGGCCCTGGTGCCGGGGGTGTCGGTGATGCCGCGGCGCTTGAGGTCGTGCAGGCCGAAGCGCTGCTCGGCGGTGATGACGCCCGCCGTGATGGCGTTGCGGATGAAGCGGTTCCAGGCAGTGTCCAGCCCGGACTTGCCCAGCGGCCCACCGTGCTCGGCGGTGATGATGAAGCGCTTCTCGGGATTGACCGGCACCGCAGTGCCTCGGGCTTTCCAGACCTGGGCGCGGCGAGCCTTGGCGGCGTCCCAGGCGGCGCGCAGGCGCGGCGTCCAGGTGACCACGTTGTCACGGCTGCCCTTGCGCCGGTTGGTGAGGACGCCCTCGGCCAGCTCGTTGGCGTCGGTCAGGGTGACGACCTCGATGCCGCGCAGCCGGCAGAGGTAGGCCAGCTCCATGACGTAGCTCAGGTGCGGCGGCACTGCATCCTTCTGCCCGCGTTTCAGCTGGCCCAGCTCGCGGGCGCGGTCGATCAGGCGTTGCATCACGTCATGCGACGGCAGGCGGCGCTGCTTGCGCTCTACCGGCGCCTCTATGCCCATGGCCGGGTTGTTGTCCAGGTAGCCGCGGTTGCGCCCCCACTGCATCACCAGGCGCAGGTACCGCAGCGCATGGGCGGCCTTCGACGGCGTTCCCTCGTCGGCGATCCGGTCAATGATCCGCTGGATCAGCACAGGGGTGAACTTGCGCACGGCCAGTTCGCCGAGAGGCTTACCAAGCTTGGTGGGGATGTTGACCAGGACGTCGCGCGACCAGCTGTAGCTGTCCTGGGTCTTCGGCGCGAGCCGCTTGAACTTGGCGCTGTCGTGGTACTGCTCGCACAGGTGGTTCAGGCTCTCGCGATCAAGGCCGTTGCGGACTTCCATGATCTTGTGCAGCTCGGCCAGTGTGGCCGAACTGCTGGCGATGTTCTGCCGGCGCTGCCGACCGGCCTCATCGCGGTGCAGGGTGTACCAGATTCCCTTCCCGCGGTGGTCAAAGAAAACGGCCGCTGGGATAGCGGCCTGGTCGATGTGCGGGGGGATGTTGGGATTGTGCTTCCTGGATCGCCTCATAGAATCTCGACGCCGTACTGCTCCTGGGGCGCTGGCCGCAGTCCGCCGGCCTGGTTGATCAGCTCCACGGTGGTCCAGGGGCCTGCGCGGCCCCGGAAAATGCGGATGCCCTGCTCGTGCAGGGCGCGCTCCACGTCGGCCCGGCGGACGTAGCCGGTGATACGCTTGAGGTCGTCGAAGGTCAGCACGCTGGAAGTTTCGGTCATGGACTGCCTCCAAGTGTACTGCCGGAGGCTGGTGACCACCGCCGAGAATCGCCGCTCCGGTATTCTTGGCGTATACCGTTACTCATGCGACCCCCTCCGCCACTCATGGCGGCTACCCCACTGCCTGCGCATTTCCTCGATCAGCTGGATGACGGCTTCCTCGCCGCGCTTCTTGTAGAGGGTCTCTTTCAGCTCGGTGACTTTCTCCGGCGTGGTGTACCCACGCCGGAGCCAGTACCGGGCCTCGCATGCCAGCATGTGCTGGCGGTCGGCCAGGTTGATATGCCAGTTCATGCCGGTTCCTTATGGATAATGTCGGCCTCGGCGAGCTCGCAGAAGAAGCTGCAGGCCGGAATGGCTTCGTTGCGGCGGATCGGCCCGGAGGGAAGGTCGCGGAGCGAGTAGCGTTCCCCGGTCTGGCGGTTGCGGAAGAGGTACGAACCCGGGCCAAGCTCGTCCTGCACCTTGCACAGGGCCTCGAACTGCTTGGGGAAGTCCTCCCGGATGGCCCGGAAGTAGCCTTCTCCGCCTTTCACGCAGCCGATGCAGTTCGCGTTCTCGTAGCCCAGGCGGTACATGGTCGGCAGTTCGATACCGGCGCGGGCGATGATGGCTTTGCAGTCCTCCTTGCCCAAGCCGCGCTCAATCAGCGGCGCGATCACCGGGCGGTCGGGGTTCCGCTCGCGGAAGTCGTCCAGTCGGTGGCCTTCCTCTGCCGTGAAGCCGAGCACCATCACGTCGCCGGGACGTTTCCAGGTGTCCAGCAGGCGGCGCTTCAGCAGCTTGGTGCAAGGCGCGCCGGTGCGGCCCTTCATATAGCGCTCGCGGCGGAAGACGTTGAGCGCGTCGGCTCCGTACTTCTCGTCGCGCAGCACCGTGAATTTCCGGCCAGTCCATGCCCCGCAATCAGCAAGGAATCTCCGGTTGTCCTGATGCTCGTTGGCCAGGTAGGCATTGAGGAACTGTACGTCGTGGGTATCGCCGTACTGGGCCAGGGCCAGCTTGCCTGCGACTGCTGAAGCTGCGCCGCAACTGAACTGGACCACGATACGTGCCTCGGCCGGGATCTGGTTCATGCAGCACCTCCCTGAGCGATATAGAGCTTCGCTACTGTGTAGCCGTCTTCCTCCCAGGACTCGGCCCGGTTTGCGTCCCGCGTCCACTCCTGCACATCGCCGTCATGCAGTTGCACGAACATGAAGGGCTTCGGCTCGGCCGGCTCTTTCTCCAACAGCAGCGCCTCCATGTAACGGATGGCATCCATGGCTTCGTCGGTGTTTTCTCCGAATACCTTGGATGCTGTTGCCACAGCGCAGGCGACGGCGGTTTTCCAGTCCGCAGGGGGATGTTCGGCGGGTTCGTCCGCTGCCCAGCCGATTGCACGCCGGCGGCGCATGAGGTTGAGCGCTGCGGCAGCTTCGTGGGTCAGGGTACTTTGCTGATTGCTGTTGCCGGCGGCCAGGTTGTCGACGAACTCTTGCAGCGCATCCAGGGCGGCGAGCTCGTGGCCTGCGCTCCAGGCTACAACTTTCCCGCCGTCTACTTCCCGCGGGACGGCCTTGCCGGTGGCACCGCGGATGACGATGGTGTCATAGCGCGGTGTGGTAGCCTTCTCGGCGCTGACCTCGGGGGTTTGTACTTGCATGGTGCTTCTCCTTGGGGTTGGTCAGGCCCTGGTGAGTTGCCGCTCACCGGGGCCTTCTTGTTTCCGGGCTCAGGCCCAGCGTTCGCGGAACTCCGACCAGATGGCGTCGCCGTTGGGCAGGTAGGTGTGCACCTCTTGTTCTGGTGTGTTGTCCAGGCGCAGGACCGCGAGGCAGTCGTCGAACAGGCCCAGGTCAAGGCGGCGCAGTTCGGTCAGGTCGAAGGGAAAGGACTGCCCGTTGTAGAGGCCCAGTAGAAAGCGACCGATCACGCCGCTCTGCCCCGAATCGCGCTGGGCGACAGGCACCAGGCGCTGCAGCGCCTCGATGCCGGCCGTGCGAATCGCGGGCCGCTCCTGGTCGACCTGGAACAGTTCGTCGAACACGTCCCGCATGTCGCGGTGGGTGGCTGCTAGGCTCATGCGCTTGCTCCCAGCCAGGCCTGACGGGCGTCTTCGTACTCGCTCGGGAGGATTTCCACCGCGCCAGTGATCCAGCCGACAGAGGGGGCTCCCGCGGTGACAGCGGCCTCGTACTTGGCCTGGTTGATCTCGAAACCGAGGCAGAAGTAGGCAACGCCCTGGCGTTCGAACTTGCTGCCGCCGCCGAGCAGCAGGTTGCCGGTGTTGACGTTCAGGCGTTCCCAGTAGAGGTGGATGTCGAGGCGTTCCGGGCAGTGCTCTTGCCACAGCGCGACCAAGCGCGCGTGCTCGGCCCGAATTTCGGCCCGTTGTTCCCTGGTGAGGCCCTTCGGCGGTTTGGCCTCGCTCCTGAGCGAGCGAAATCCCCATTCATCAGGCCGACGCCAGTGAACATCGAGGGCGTGACTGGCCGACAGTTTCACCCCGCCTGCGAAGTGCGAGGTGATGTCTTTCATCGGCGCGACCTTGCCGCCGAACAGCCGACCCAGTTCGTCCAACTGTTTGCCGAACAGCGTCCTCGCTTCGTAGAAGTCCTGGACGATCGCCATCACTTCGGCGACCTGGGACTTGTAGTAGTGCTGCATGGCGCTTCTCCTTGGGATAGTCGCCCAGGCGTTGCCGCGCCTGGGCTGGGTGTCTGTTGATCAGTTCGCTACAACGGCATGGATGGTCAGGTGGTCCGGCATGCGGTGCTGGTAGCGCTCCAGCGCCGCGATCTGCTCTTCGCTGCAATCGTCGATGCAGATGACCGTCGCGCCGCGATTGGAGAGGTGCCAAACCGCGTCTTTCAGTGCAGCTGTCGTCATGTGGCGACCCACCAGAATCTGGTTCTCGCTTTGGCCGTCAGCTTTTGCGATTTGGCGTAGGCGGACCGTCTTGCCAGTAGCGGGTGCGCCGCGGGATACATTCAGTTGCATGGTGCTTCTCCTTGGGTTGGTTGCCGGGCGTTGCCGCGCCCGGGCGAGTTGGTCAGTGGGTAGCCGCTTCCAGGACGGCCGGTGCGTAGTAGCCGGCGATAACCAGAACGACCAGGGTCAGGCCGGTGAGCGTTAGCGTGGCGATCCATTCACTGCGGCTGTGTTCGTAGAGCGGGGTTTCATCGTTCTGCATGGTGCTTCTCCTTGGGTTGTTGCCCGGGCGTTGCCGCGCCCCGGCGGGGTTGTCAGACGAGCTGGAACAGCCAGCAACGGACGGTCTTCGGCTTGTCGAACGCATCGACCTGGCGACCCGAGTTGATGGCCTTGTTGGATTCGATGAACTTCGGGGACTTGCTGGTCTTGAGCAGCCGCTTGAGCTCGCCCAGATTGGGGACCTGCTGCCGCTTGTTCGCCGCCACCTCGATGAACTCGTTGAGGTTCACGGCCACGAACTCCTTCTTGCGGGAATGGTTGAGGTTGCCGGGCAGTTCGTTCAGCGGCCCGTTGAGGAACTCGAAGAGGTCCCAGAACTCACGCACCACCGGATGGTCCGCGTTGATCGCCTGTTGACGCTCCAGGGCCATGCGGCTGACCTCGGCGTGAACCAGCTGGGCGCGTTCGCTGTCCAGCGGTACCACCAGCTGCAGGCAGTCCACCAGGCTGCGCAGTTGGGCGTGGTTCTTGGCGATCCGCACGGTACGGATGCCCGGAATGGCCAGCAGCTCCTGTTCGTAGCCGGAGGTGCGCTCGTCCAGCAGCGCCATGATCTTGGCCTCGGGCTGCAGGGCCTTCACCAGGAAGCCGCTGAGCTGCTCCACCGGCATGCGCTCGAGCAGCTCGGCCAGAAGCTTGGTCTCCGGGGTCTGGTGTTCGCGGGTCAGGTTGACGTGGCCCAGGCGCTGCAGGATCGGCTCGGAGGCGTTGACGGCGTTGTTCTGCGCGATCAGCAGGGCGCCGCGGAACGGTGGTTCGCGGGTGTCGTTGCCGTTGTTCTTCACCCCGGTGGAGCGGACGCTGCGGCCGTTGTAGGCGGTCTTGAGCTCGTCCCAGTCGAAGTGCTTCACCGGCGCGCCTTCCTTCTGCTCGCGCTCGGACTCGATCAGCACGACCGGCAGGTTGCCGACCTGGGCGAAGTTGCGCGCGCGGCTGGCGGGGGTGGCCTTGGACGGGTCGAAGCCTTCGTACTCGGTGCGGCCGGTCAGCTTCCAGCAGAGCTCCACCAGCGTGGTCTTGCCGGAGCCGGCCTCGCCGATCAGTTCCAGGAACAGATAGGACTTGTGAATCTGGCGGATTTGCTCGGCGTAGAGCGCGCCGAGCCACCAGGCCAGCACGACCACCCCGCGCACGCCGAAGCACTTCCAGAACATCTCGAACCAGCCTTCGTTGTAGGCGGCGAGGTCCGGGTTGATGTGCAGCACCGGCGACTGGCTCTGGCTCTTGATGCTCAGGCGGTCGACGTCGAAGAAGTCTTCCTCGTTCAGCTTGTGGACCTTGCCGCCGGCGATCGCCAGGTCGTTGAAGACGTAGACGCCGTGCTCGCGGGTGTAGCCGATCCAGTCGATGGTGTGCACGGACTTGAGGCGATCGAGCTGGGGCTCGAGCATGCGCTCCAGCTGCTGCGGGGTGCCGGTGAACATGGCGCCGTTGCAGACGTTCAGCAGGCGCTTGCGGAACTCGGCCGAGGCGGAAATCTGGGCTGAGGTGAAGGTCGCCTTGACGGTCGGCGCGTCCGGGCGCTCGACGCGGAAGTAGTACCAGGCCTCGTCGGTCTGCTCGTTGCGCATGAAATAGAGCGCCTGGAAATAGCAGTTGCCGATGCGAACCACGGAACCGGCCCGGCGTAGCGCCCTCTCGCGGCGCTGCTTGTCGTTGAGCAACTGGTCTTCCGCGTTCTCCGAACTCTCCAGCTCCTTGATGGCGCGGTCGTAGGCCTCGATGTCGAGCTTGAACCAGTACAGGCGCGAGCGGAACGAGAAATGAAACTCCTTGCGCTCGTTCCAGGAATACATGAGCAGCCCCTTTTCCTCGGCCGTCTCGGCCAGCAGCAGGGAGCCTTCGTAGCGGGCCTCCTCGAGGTCCAGCTCGACGCGCTTGGTGCGTGCGTCGTCACCCTCGATGAACGCCCAGCGCTGGTGCAGGTCGTTCCAGTCGATTTTCCTGGCGCCGCGCTGAGGGATGACCGCGGCATCGCACTTGAAGCCCAGCTCGCGTGCTTCTTTCGCCCAGCGCCGGGCGTTGGCCTTGGCGACTGGCTCGTTGTCCAGCGCCCAGATCAGGCGCGGCATGCGCTTGTCTTCGTCCTGGCAGCGCTTCTTCAGCGCCTTGAGGGATTCGGCGGGGAAGGGCGCGCTGGACATCATCGACACGGCCGCGCGGCCGTTGTGCATCAGGGCGATGGCGTCGAATATCCCCTCGACGATCCATAGTTCGTCGACCTCGGTCGGGTCGAGCGTCGGCGGGCACCACCAGACACCCTTATAGCTCTCACCCTGCTTGAAGCGGGCCTTCTGCTTGCCGAAGCGCTCGGGCCGGTCGATCAGCCGTTCCCAGTAGCCGCCCTTTTCCAGGGCGAAGCGAACGGTGGCGCTGCCGATCTTGAGCCTGTTGTCCCAGTAGTTCTCCTGGGTGAACCATCCATCGATGAGTTCCAGGCGAAAGCCCCGGGCGAACTCCAGGTAGGCGCGGGCAGTGGCGGTAGGGTTGTCGGGGGTAGCCGGCGCCTGGTCGCTCCAGTCGTTGAACAACTCCGGGTAGACGTCCTTGATGTGTACGCGGTAGTCACAGGCCTCCGGGCGGCCGCAGATCAGCATCCAGGGCGAGTCGAAGAAGGTGTACAGCGTTTTCTGGCCGCATCTGTGCGCCGGGCATTTGCCCTTGCGCATGTAGTTGGTCCCTTTCATGTGCTTGAGGCCGTAGTCGGCTTCCAGCTTTGGCAGGACCTTTGCCCGTAGTTTTTCGTGCATCGTCATGAATCAGCGGCCTTACAGGTTGGCGGCGAGTGCGGCGCGGAGCGCGCCTATGGTGCGTTTCTGGCCGGCGAGGGCCGGGTAGTCGTCGAGAATCCGGCTGCTGCGCAGGCCTTCCGGCACCGTGCGGTAGCGGTCGTCGTACCAGTGCTGGACCAAGCCGCGGCGAAGTTCGGTGCGCAGGTTGGTGAGCAGGGCTTCTGCTACCGGCTTGGGCATGTCGAACTGGATCGAAACGGCGTCTGGCATGGCCTGTCCCTCGGTTTTCGGGTGCAACTTCCCCAAACCCACGGCAGTGGGGATGGGCGTCGGTTGGTCAGTGGGCGGCCGGAGCGGCCAGGAATCGGTGAGGCAGGAAGCGAGAGGGCAGCGGGGTGAACTGGCCGGTGCGACGGTCCAGGACCATGCGCACGCTCTGGTCAGGCCCGGCGGCCATGTCGAAGGCGACCCAGGCCAGCCCCTTGGGCAGGCGCTCGCTCATGGCCAGCAACGCCAGGCGGCCGGCCATGAAGGCCGGCACGTCGAGGGAGTTGACCAGGTAGCTGACGGTGCGCTCGAACAGCCCGTCGTCGTCCAGATGCTCGGCGGCGTGCTTCTCAATGAAGCGGCGCGCGGCCTGTTGCATGAAGGTGCGGTAGTCGTCGGCTTGCTGCTGGGTGAATGGGGTGACGTTCATGCGGTGGCCTCCAGAAGGTCGAGCTGGTTGTCGCCCTGTTGACGCATGGCCTCGCGGCGCAGCGCCGTGGGTGCCGGCGGCAGGTATACCGACGGATTAGGCATGCCGGACGGGCTCATTTCATGGGTCATTTCGAACTCAGCGCGCACCGACCAGCCGCAGGCCTCGTTGGTGCATTGCAGATAGGCGACTCGCAGGAAGATGTGCTTCCCATCGCTGGTGCGGATGCGCATCCTCGACGCACAGTGCGGGCAAACCAGCTTGTACGTGCTCATTCGTGCTCTCCCGTACCGCCGAGGCGCTGTCCGCGCGGGGTTTTCCGGTGCAGGGTGATCACGGCGCCCACCTCGGCGTGCCTGGCCGCGAGGTGGAGGCGGTGGGCCGCGATGATCTCGGCGATTTCCGCCTCGTCGATCTGCCCGTCCTTCAATGCCCTGGCGATGATCTGGTCGACCGTGCCCTCGGCCACGTCTGTAGCGAGTGAACGCTCGTACAGGTCGAGGTTGTCGAGCGGCCCGTTGCCCGGCATGGGAGCGAAGACGCCGTCGTAGAGGGCGGCGATGTAGTCGGCCAGGAAGCTGGTGCCGCTGACGCTCTCCAACTGGTGAACCTGCTCGTCGGTCAGAGGGCGGTGGCCCGGGTTTTCGTAGACCTGGTTGTCGAGGCGCTTGACGTTCTCCAGGCCCAGGTGCGTGGCGGCGCACTCTCGTCCGCCCGGGAAGGCCCCTACGGCGGCCATCACGGCCTTGCGGCGGCTATCAAGAATCTGGCGTTTCATCTTCTCGTTTTTCCCGTGTACTGGTCGGACTACTGTTCGTCGGCGGCCTGGCGAATGCCGGGGACGACATCAGCGCCTATCTCTTCGGATAGGTCCTTCAGAATCGCGTAGGCGAGACGACCGTTGGGCAAACGTTCTGCACCGGCCCAGCGAGCCACCACCTGGGTGACATTGCGTGGCTCGTAGCCGCGAGCCAGGGCGAACTTTCGGTAGCTGCTGCCCTTTTCGACGAGGCGTGCACGGATCTGATTAGGGGTCATAGATCGAGTGTTCCCATATAGATAAGATGTACTCACTCGGACATATGTTAGGCACTCATTTGGAAATGTCAACAGATAAAAATGCACAAACGGAAACTTCCGTTCGGCTGCGATCGGCCTTGGAAGCCAAGGGGTTTTCGATAAAGGAGGCTGCAGAAGCCTGCGAAATTCCGTACAGATCGTTCCAGAACTACACCCTTGGGTTGCGGGAGCCGAACGCTGAGGCCTTGGGAACGATAAGTTCTCGATTGGGTATCTCTGTTGACTGGCTGCTTACAGGGGATGGCCAAATGCTCAGAGGCGTACCTGTAGGAGAAGCACACAGTGGGGCAGAGAACCCACGTGAGCAGGCCCTGCTGGCACTCTGGCGCGAACTGGACGAGGGCGAGCAGCGAGAAATACAGCTTGCTGCTGAGGAAAAGAAACGTCTGAAAATTCTGGAACAGCGCCTTGCGGAGCTGGAGGCCGTTGTCGCTGATGCCAAAAGGCTGGCATAGTCTGTTCCCATAGAGAACAGATGGCAGGCCAGGGAATGGACGAAGAATTCTGCAGTGAAATCTTCAAAAGCGCCAAGCAGCTGCACGGCGTGCTGTATCTGAGTCGGTACGGCTATGTAGGGAAAGCGCTCGAAATGGAGTGCTTACTCCATGCGCTAGCCACTGAGAAGCTCGAACGCAACGTTCTCAGCCTGTACGACTCCAACGCCTCTTTTTGCGATATCGAGACCGTCGAAGGCCTCACAGCTGATGGCTGCGATGGCATGCACCTGAATCGCGCTGCTGCTGATCACCTTTCTCCAGTTTCACTTGTTTGGGGCCGCTAGGCAGGTGGTTCCTTTCATTGATTTTCCACTTAACTCCTGCTGCGACTTTGCCGGTACGCCATAGGGGGCATTAATGGCATCTAAAGAAAAAACGAAGAAACGCCCATTCTACTATCGTCGAGCGAGATGGGACGAGATGAAGAAAGAGCCTACCCTTGAGAAAATACTTACGACTTGCCACGACAGCCTAAGCACTGTTGGTGATCGTACTTTTATTTCTGGCGAAGGAGAAATCCGTGGGGCTGATGCGGATCATCGTCCGGGAGAGGGGCTTTTCCTGCATATAGCCAGTTACGTACCGGACGAGCAGACTACCACAATTGAGAAAAGTAAGCGTGTAAGGCGTTCGAGACTGCATGTCGAAGCTGCAACGGCTGGGCGCGACTTTCTTGGTGGTGATATTTTTGCGCTAGTGAAAGACAACCATCTTATCTTGTGCCCATCTGGCGTGCGCGAGAGTGTTGTTCATTCTTACATTTATAATGTGTTGAAAAAGTGCAAATACTCTAAGATGCTGGCTTCGTTTGATCTAGTGAAAATCGCCAAGGCAAGCAAGTTGGCTATGGTTGCTAAGGAGGGGGTAAAGTCAATAGAGCTTGGAGCCTCTCTATATGATGCTAGTATTTCCGAAATGAATATTTCGGCCAAAAAGGCTTCTCAGAAGAAGATTGATGAGTTGCTCAAAAAGGCGTCTGAACTATTTGAGGATATGTTTGCCAAAGATCCCGATCTGAAGGAAATCAAAGAGCAGGAAAATCTTAATATAAAAATATCGCTCAACTTTGACGGCCGTGAGGCTAGACGTAAGGGAAAGCCGGTTGGCTTTGGTGAGGTTGGTAAGAGCCGCCTGAAGAAGACTTCGGAAGAAATAATCAAAGAGTACGAGGATAAGGAGTATCTCGGATTTGATGAAGATGGATTCAAAATTGTAACTATGGCTGGGAATGTAATCACCCCTACTGAGATTCGCGTATCCGACAGCTATCATGTTAAAGTTTTTGGGAAGTCGATTGATAAGGCCGATACGTTTGATAAACTGAAGGGGTATTACGACAGGCTTGAAAGTAGCGGTGTGCTGGCTCAGTGAAAAAACAACTGGATTGGTCAAGAATTCGCTTTTTCTGTTACGCAGTTATTTTAAGCTGTGAGGGCGCTTTTTTGGCCAAGCCGTTGATGTTGGAAAATTCGGAAGCACTGAGTGTAATTGTAACTGCCTATTCAATTCTTGCTGGCTTCCTTGTCGGTATCATAACGATGATTGGTGATCCGAAGTCGCTTCCTTCAGGGTCATGGCAAGTGGCTAGATTGAGTAGCGAAATTATTTATCGGCGCCTTAAGCGTCATAAGCTTTTATTTACTGCATATCTTGCGACTATTGCTCTGATATTTTTATCAATTCTATTAAAGAAAAATCATTCATATATAAATGGCTTTGTCGAGTATATTTACCTGTTTTTGGCAATTTTCTGTTTTTTGTATTCATTGAAACTGCCTTCAACTCTTATGCAGCTACAAGAAGAGCGCATAGAAGAAGAGATCAAAGCAAGACGAAGTTTAGAAGGCATAAAGGACTAGGTAAATAAAAACCCCGGCTAATCGCCGGGGTATATCATATCTGCGATTTTTGCAGCCGCTTCCACTCCCGATCCACCGCGCGTTTCGCCGTCGCCTTGCTGGCGTACAGGTGGTGGAGGCGTCTCGGCCTGGTCTGGTCGCCGGCGGTGATGGTGTGCTGCTTGCCGGTCTTCTCGTCGCGGTACCAGGCCAGGATGCCGGTGTAGTTGGTGCTCTCCTCGGCCAGGTCGGCTACGTCGTCACCATCTGGCAGCTTCGACTCCAAGTCGAGGCTGGTGGTGAAGCTCTCCGGGGTGAACGAGTGCCGCAGGTTGCCGCCCAGCCAGACGATGGCCGCGATTTCCGCCTTGATACCGGTGAGGGTGTACGTCTGGTCGGGTAGCAACTCCGGACGGCCCCTGGCGAGAGTGTAGGACAGCGTGGCGGTGCCGCGCTGCAGGCGTTTCCACTCGGCGCGCGCGGCGCGAACGGCGCTTTGCTGGTCGGCGTAGGTATGTCGCAGTTCCTTGAGGTTCTCCCCGCCGCCGGCGATGGCCTCCTTCTTCTCGGCGCTGTTGATCTCGTAGTAGTAGGCCTTCACGCCGGTGTAGGCGTCGCGGTCGGCTTCCAAGTAGCGGTGCTGGTCGCCGTCCTGGCGTGTCAGCACCACATGCGGCAGGGCCAGGCCGCTGGCGGAGGTGCTCTTGCCGGTGGGCATGAACAGCAGCCGGCCGGCCTTCACCGTCGCGATGGCGTCGTGCTCGCTGCCGAGGCGGGCCAGCAGGTTGGCGTCGGACTCGTTGGCCTGGTCCAGGTGCAGCAACTCGATGGCGCCTAGGGCGGCGCTGATCACTGCGGTGAGACCGTGCGCCGAGGCGATGGCCTGCACCACCGCGCCGAGGGTGGTGGCGCTCCAACTGCGCTCGCGCTTCTTCTTCAGCTCGCCGCGCAGATCGACACTGCGGCCGCGGATGTTGATCACGTCCGGCGCGCCGCTGTGTTCGGTCTCGTCCACCGTGTAGCTGCCTTTCTCGATCAGGCCGGTGTCGCTCCAGCCCAGCCACAGTTGCACGTTGGCGCCGCGCGGGGGAATGGCGAGCAGGCCGTCGTGGTCGCTGAGGGTGATTTCCAGCTGATCGGCCTCAATGCCGCGGTTGTCGGTGAGCTCGATGCTGATGAGGCGCTGCTCAACGGCGGCGGTGATGTCGTTGCCATTGACCACGACCCGACAGATCGGCCGTGGATAGTTGCTCGCCTCGCGGTAGCTCCTGGCGGCGCTGCCGAGGTAGGTCTCGGCCAGGTCCACCAGACTCACAGAATCTGCCTCAGGATGTTCCCGGCGCTGCTGATGGCGCTGCCGAGCAGGTCTACGCGGCCGTCGTCGATGCGCTTGAGCGAGAGGGTGAACTCGATGCGCCGCGCGGCGCCGTCGCCGAAGAAGATCGTGCGGGTCTCGCTCAGGCTCTCGATGACCCAGACGCCGTAGATGCGGCCGGTGCCCTCGATCAACGGGTAGGCCTTGCCGGTGTCCGCCATGCTGCGCAGCGTATCGAGGCTCAGCACGCTGCCTGCGAGGGCTGGCAGCAGGACGCCCTGCAGGGTGATGCTCTCGTCGCCACGGCCGAGGAACTGGCGCGCGGGGTTGGTGCCGATGCGGCTGGTGCTGCCGTGGCGCCACTCGGTCTGGCGCTGGAAGTCCTGGTAGGCGGCGGTCTCCAGGCTGAACACGAACATACCGAATGCCATCAGGGCCATGCGGATCACTCCTTGTCGGTGATGCGGCTGCGGGCGTTGACCTGCCGGCGGTTGTCGAGCTTGGCCACCTCTGCCGCCACCAGGCGTGCGAGCTGTTGCTCGTTCATGCCGGGCGCGGCCTGCACCTGGATTATGATCGGTGCCGGTTGTGCCGCTACAGGTCGTGCGGATGTTCCCGCGGGGGCCAGCGGTGGGCGGGTGTCCAGGGCCAGGGCCGAACCGCTGGTGCCGATCGTCAGCGCACCGGCGGTGGCCAGTTGCTTGGCGAGGTCGAGCACGGCCGACAGCGGTCCCTTCTGGCCGTCCGCGAGGCCCTGCTCGAGGCCGGCCATGGTGAACCCGCCGAGTTCGGCGAAGACGCGGGACGGCGAGTGGATCCCCAGTTTCTGCTTGAACCAGCCGACGGTGTTGTCGCCCACCGCGCTGATGGCCTTCTTTACTTCTCCCAGTTTGTTGCGGATACCGTTCACCAAGCCGTCCAGGAGCATGCCGCCGAAGGCGGAGAATTTGCCCGGCAATTCGACGCCGAAGTAGCTCATGACCGCGGCGAAGGCCCGGTAGAACAGGCCAAGAGGGCTGAAGTCCATGATCAGCTTGCCGATCCCGGCGAATCCGCCGTTGAAGCCGGCTTTCACCTCTTCCCACAGGCCCAGGAAGAAGGCCTTGATGGGCGCCCAGTTCTTGTAGATCAGGTAGGCCGCGCCGGCGATGGCGGTCACCGCCAGGCCGATGGGGTTGAGCATCAGCGCCCGGCCGATCAGCAGCACGCCGCGCAGGACCAGCGGCAGGGCATTGCGGCCGAGGTTGAGCAACGAGCCCGCCAGGCTGGCGCCCTGCAGGCCGAACAGGGTCAGGCCATAGCGCACCATGGCGAACGGCCCGAGGAAGCTGGCCATGGCCAGGGTCACGGCGCCGAAGCCGGCCGCCAGTGCCGCCACGCCAGCGACGACCCTGAGTATCTGGCCTGTGAGCTCGGGGTTTTCCTTGACCCAGGCGCTGACCTTAGCGAGCAGTTGGTTGAAGCTTTCGACCAGGCTGATGATGGTCGGTCGCAGTGTTTCGCCCATGCTGGCGGAGAGATTGAAGGTGCGGTTCTTCGCCATCTGCAGGCGGGCGGAGAGGGCCTCGGCGCGGATATCTGCCTCACGCTGCATCGAGCCCTTGCCGGCTTCGGAGTTGGCGAGTTGAAGCTGGCGGCGGTACTCGCCCAGGTTGTTCGCGAGCTTTGCCGCGTCGTCGCCGAACTCCTTGCCGAACAGCTGAGTGGTGGCGCTGAGCTGCTCGGCCTGGGGCAGCTTCTTGATGGACTCCAGCACCATCTGCAGGGTGGCGGTGGAGTTTTTCGCCATGCCCTTCTGGATGGCGTCGGCTTGCAAGCCCAGGGCTTTGAGGCCCTTCTGGAAGCGTTTCGGCTGCTCGTTGGCGATGGCCAGCTCGCGGATCATGGCGTTGGTCGCCGTCGCGGCCACTTCCGCGGACGAGCCAAGGCTCAGGAACGTCGAGCCGAGCGCGGCGGCGTCCTTGAAGCTCATACCCACGGAGGTGGTGATACCCGCGGTGCGCTGGAGGACGTCGATGATGTCGCTACCCTTCGACTGGGCGTTGTCGTCCAGGTAGTTGATCGCGTCGCCAAGCTCGCCCACGTTCTTGATGGGCAGCTTGTAGAGGTTGGCGATGCGCGCGAGGTTCTCGCCGATCTCGTCCGCCGGCAGTTCGAAGGCCGTGGCTGCGTTTGCCGCGGTTTCGGCGAAGACCAGCAGGTTGTCCTTGCCCTGGATGCCCATGCGCGCGCCGCCTTCGACGAGGGCGGCGATCTCGGTGGTGGCCATGGGTATGCGCTCGGCCATGGCCTTGATGGCGCTGCCCATGTCGTAGTAGGTCGCGGTGAGCTGGCCGTTGTCGTCGCGCGCGCCGTCTACCTGCTTTGCCACGCCCAACATCGCATCTTCGAAGTCGATGTAGCTGTTGGCGGCGCCGAGTATCGGCGCCCCCATGGCGGCACCTGCCGCGGCTGCGCCGGCACCATTGGCGGCCATGCTCCCGGCGAGGCCCTGGGACTTCTCGAAGGCCTGCTTGGCGGCGGCTACGCGTCGCTGCTGCGCGCCCAGGCGCCTGAGCCGGGCCTCCTGGTCGCCGATTGCCTGGTTGGCCTGTGCGATGCGCTGGCGCAGTTCACCTTCGCGCTGGCCGAGGTTGCTGGTGCTGATACCGGCCTTGCCGAGCTGGCCCACTAGGCGCTGCAGTTCGGCGCGCTGCTCGCCATGCTTGGCCTTGAGCTTGTCGACCTGGGCCGCGGCCGCGGCGAACGACTTCTGGAACCTCGCGGACGGGGCGTCCATGCCCTGGAGCTGCTCGCGGTACTGGCGCAGCCGCTGCTGGGCGCCGGCGAGCGTCTCGGATGTCTGGCGAACCGCTTCGCGCTGGGTGCGCAGGCTGCTGATGTCCTTCTGCTGGGCCTGTAGGGCCTTGAGCTGGTCACGCGATGCCTTGAGCGCTCGGCCCATGCCGGTGCTGCTGCGAGTGACGGCGCGGATGGGCGCTGTGGCGCGGTCGATCGCCTGGAGGATGACCTCGAGCTTCAGGTTATTGGCCATTGTCAGGCTCCCAGCGCGTTCTGGCCCGCTCGCGCCATTCGATCAGGTCGGCCAGGCCCAGCGGGTCCATGTCCGCCGGCGCCCAGTGGAATACAAGCGCGAGGTCCGCCATGGCGTCCTCTACGCGACGAGGGACGCTTCCTTCGCCGATTTCTGCAGCAAAAAACCGGACACCGTGACGCCGCACGCCATCAGGTCGGCCGGGTCCATCGCGCTGACTTCCTGGGGCGTCAGGCTCGGGGAGGTGATGCGCGGCAGGACCTTGCTGAGCGCCTGTACGTCCATCTGCATCAGTTCGAGCAGGGAGACGCCGCGCAGCTCGCCGCTGGCCGGCTTGCGCAGGGTCAGCGAATCAATGGTGTTCGCGCCGCGGGCGATCGGCTTGTCGAGCGGGACGACGCCCTCGTTGGGGTTGCTGGTCGCGGTGGATTGCTCGGGGGTGGTCATGGTTCAGCTCCTTGGTTTCGAATGGGTTCGGCGGCCTGCGAGCCAGGCTCCGGTACCGCCGCTTTCTGGGAAGAGGTCAGATACCGATGGCCTTTCGGTGGGCAGCCAGCAGGTCTTCGCCGTCGACGATGTGGATCATGTTCAGCAGGTCGATTTCGATGAGGGTGTCGCCGTCGACGCTGAGCTTGTAGTAGGTCAGCGTGGTGGTGATCTTGTGTTCGGTTTCCTCGCCGGTGCTGGCTTCGCCGAAGTCGATCTCTTCATGTCGGCCGCGGGTGACGATCTCCACCGCGCTGACTGCGCCGGAATCATCCCGCTGGACGGAGCCGGCGAAGCGTAGTTGCACGCCGTCGGCGCGCACAGCGCCGAACTGGCGCAGCACGACCAGGTCCCAGCCGCCGAGGGTCCATTCCAGTTGCAGTCCGTCATCGCTGTGGCCGAGGTCGACCTTGACCGGACCGTCCATGCCGGCGGCGCGGAACGATTCCAGCTTGCGGCCGAGCTTGGGCAGGGTCACGGACTTGGCGACGCCGATGTAGCTGTTGCCGTCGTTGAACAGGTTGAGGTGCTTGAGCTTCTTGGGCAGGGCCATGCTGGCGCTCTCCTCTGGCGCGGCCTTGGCCGCGCGGATAGATGGGGGTTAGCCGGTGATGCCGGCGGCGAAGTTGACCAGGTAGCGGTCCGTGATGCGCTGGCGGAGCAGCAGGTTTTCCAGCGGCGGTACCGGGGTGTAGTCGTAATCCAGGTAGAGCTTGCCGGCCTTCAGCGTGGTAGCGTCGTTTGCCGCGGGGTCGTACCAGCACTCGCCACCGATCAGGTAGCCGTTGCGCACGAGCTCGCGGAACTTCGCGTTGATACCCTCGACGATGTCGCGCACCAGGCTCGCGTGCATGGGCTTGTCGACGGCCCAGAAGTGCCCTTCGGCCATCGTGTCCGCCAGTACCTGCGCGGTGCGGGTGTAGTTCTCGAACCCGAACAAGGGATCGGTGCTGCAGGTGCGCGAGCCCCAGAAACGGAAGCCGTCGCGGCGGACCAGGGTGGTGACCTCTTCGGCGTTGAGCAGGCCGGCGTCGGTGGCGGGGTTCTGCAGGTCCCAGTAGATGTCCTTGCTCAGGCCCGACACGCCTGCCACGGGCACGTTCGACAGGGTCTTGTGCCAGCCGACCTGCTCGTCGAGCTTGGCGCGTAGACCGAGGGCGCGAGCCACAGCAGCGGCCGGCTTCTCGGCGTTTGCGGTGGTGTCCCAGTTGATGAAGTCAGGCCAGATGAGCATGAGCTCGCGGGCGCCGAAGCCCTGGCGGTAGGCGATGGCCTCGGAGACGGTTTCGCAGCCCCAGCAGTTCGCGTAGGCGAAGGCGCGCATCTTCTCGGCGACGGCGGTCAACTCGGTGGTGACGGCCAGGTTGTCCAGGCCCGGTACGCCCAGGATGCGCGGGCGCACGCCGAGCTGGGCCTCGGCCGCGAGCAGGGCTTTCATGCCGGTGTACTGGCCGCCGGCGGTGACGCCGCCGATGATGTTCGAGGTGGTTTCCTCGGCGGTCTCGCCGTCGGCGACGCGCACGACGACGGTCACCGGGCTGGCCTGGTCGGCGATCGCGTCGAGGCTGCGCGCCAGGGTGCCGGCGCTGCCGGCCTTGCCGGAGGCGGTCAAGACGTCGGTGAGCAGCACCGGCTTGTTGAGGGGGAAGGTGGTGGCGTCGGCATCGTCAGCGGTGCAGACCATACCCACCACGGCGGTAGCGACGGTGCGAATGGGGCGTGTGCCTTCGTTGATTTCAACGACGCGGACGCCGTGATGATAGTCAGCGGCCATGAGGTGTGCCTGTGCAGGTGGATGACACTGCACAGGCTGCCGCGCGCGGGGACTTCCGGCGACACGCCGGTGTTGTGCCTGTGATCCCTACAAGGAGAGGCCGCTGAGCCAAACGGGAGCCAACGGGCGACTCTCTGTGTCTGGAAAGGTGTCGTCGGTTGGCCAGTCGCGTAGTGCTTTTCGATAGTTCAGTAGCTCGGCATATTGAGCTGCGGTCAACGTAGTCTCCGCTTTCAACTCCACTTCGTCACGGTGGCGCATGACAATCCACTCATGCCGTTCCAGCTCGGCTGCGCGCCAAAGGCGTTCGCGTTGCTGGAGCGTTGCAATCGAAACCTGGGGTTCAACAATGGAAGGCACTCCATTGCCGTCTGGCAATAGAACTTGTCCGCTGGCTTCTGCGCTCAAAAGCTCGGCATGTCGCTCGACGCTGATCATCGTTCCGCCGTTGTTCGATAAGGAAAAACAGAAGCGCCCATCATTTTCGACCCACGTTGCCCAAATATTCATAACCTATCCTCAATATCCGATCGCGATCCAACGGATATATGCCGTTCCGCTAAATGACGATGCGGTTCCGATATCATCGCGACGTGACTGAAACCCTGTCGTAGTCAGTCCACGGCCTTGTGTTACGACTGTTGATTGAGTAAACACTCCATCATGAGTAAACGTGCTGGCTAGGCCGGGAATGATGCTGAATGCAATTGGGAAGGTGACGTTTGTTTCTGCGTCTGCTGTATTTGCCAAGTGCACCCCCCACTGAATAATCAAGCCGCCTAGCCATGTGGGAAACCGAATAGCATTATTTGCGCCGCCGCCTCCTTTTATAAATGTAAAACCGAAGCGTAGTTTTGCTGCCGACACAACGGATGTATTACCTGTTCCCGAGTTGACTTCGTCCTGTGTCGCATGCGTTCCAGTGAGTAATGATGACCCATTCCATGTCAACACGCCCAGCGCATTCATAAACAAGCGCCCCGTTGTTCGACCGAGCCAGTGAAAACCCAAGGCAGGCGCATAATCGTCGGATGTTTGCGAAGCCCCAACTTCAGAGGCCTCACGAATTTGTAGTCCTGAACCGGAGTAGTCGTTGATGGACTTCGATGCAGCCAGAACGGGCACTTGTTGGCTGACACTACCCACCGCTAATGCCTTGTTCTTGTCAGCCTTCGACTGTAAATATTCGTCGACTTCCACTTTGGTGTACGCATCGATGATGCCATAACCGGCAAGAGAGATTGCCCAGTTTGCCTTGCCTGCAAGCAGACCATCAATCTGCGGTTTCCTGTACGCCGTTTCGTCGGTGAGCAGTGCTTTGTTGTTCCATTTCAGGATACCTTGGGCGTCCATGAATATGCGGCCCGTAACACGGCCGAGCCAGTGGAATCCGATGGCCGGAGCATAGTTGTCGGATGCTTGCGAGGCTCCCGCCTCAGCAGCTTCACGAATTTGAATAGCTGAGCCGGAGTAATCGTTCATGGTTTTCGATGCAGCCAGAACGGGTACTTGTTGACTTACACGACCGACATACAGCGCGTTTGTTATGCCGTATTCTTCAAGAGTGTCGGGAGTTTCACCAGATATCACGATGCCGCGCGTATTGATCGTAACCTTTGTATAAGTGCTTGGTTCCCGTACTGGAGGCAGGACCTCAAGCAACTGGCTATCAACATAGCTGCGAGTGGCCAAGACAACGCTGGGGTCGATCTTCAGCTCGATATTCGCAGAGTTGCTGACGATCAGGTTGAGTCGGACGATCTGGGTGCGTCCGCTTCCCTGGCTGAGGATCGGCTTAAACGACGGAGCGCAGTTGGCCACCGCGACGAGGTTGTTGTCGGCATCGTAGAGCCCGATTTCTCGGATCCACCAGCCGCCGATGTTCTCTGGAATGACCTGTTCGGCAATGATCACCGCGGCATTGTTTGGGTCCACTTTCAACTGGTTCAGCGGCGCGCGGCGCCTCTCGTTGATCAGCTTCGTCTGTGCGGCGGATGGAATCGGGTCGGTGCCGTTGGCGTCGCCGACACCCATCTGGGTCAGCTTCCACGGGATGCCTAGCGCGTCGGCATTGGCCTGCTTGGCCGCGCCAACGTCTGTGAGGATGGCGAAAAACTGCGAATTCTGATCGATCATGGGTAAACGTCCAAGGTGTCGATGGAGTGATCACGCCCGCCGCGACCAATGGTGCCGGTGACGTCGATGTCGCGGTTCTGGGGTGGGTAAATGTCGATCTCGTCGCCGTCGTAGATCGCCGCGCCGATTGGCAGGGCGCCAGTGCTTTCGAGACTGATGGAGAGTCCGACCAGGTGGCGGGTGAGGGGCTTGGCGTCGTCGATCAGCCAGGTCAGTTCCTCGTACATCTCTTCGGTGATACCGGTTTCGAGTACGCCGACCAGCAGTTCGAAGGTTCCGGGGATGCCGGCCGGCGCCTGCTGCCACCACTCACGGACCTCGATCAGATACCCCAGTGGTTCAACTACGCGGCGCAAGGCGCCGATCGTGCCCTTGCGCGAATGGATGAAGAATGCCGAGCGGATGGCGCCGCGGCGTGCCGATTCAGGCCACGCGCTGCTCCAGCGGTCAACGGAAAACGCCCACGCGAGGTACGGCAGCAGATTCGCAGGGCAGGTATCAGGGTTGCAGAGCGTGCGCAGCGGGATCGGTACCCGCTGTATATCCGCCAGCGCCTGGGCTGCCAGGCGTTCGAGCTCGGAGGCGTTGCCAGGGAGCAGCGGCCTGGCGGTCATCAGTCAGCTCCTCGAGTGAGGGTGACGCTGGTGCAGTACGGCGCCTGGGCTTCGGTGGCGACGATATCTTGCCAGCCGTGCAGCACCACTTTGCGAACACCTTCGACGTGTAGGGCGGCGTGGATAGCTGACTCGGTTACTTCCATACCCAGGCGGCGACGCTGGTGGACGTAGGCAAGCAGCGCCTTCTCTGCTGCTTCAACGATGGGCTCTGACTCAGGGCCTGCGGTGTTGAGGTAGAGGGTTGCAGTGACGGCATACGGAAGCACCTCGGCGCTCTGCACGAACAGCCGGTCCGCTACAGGACGGCGGTCATCGTCGCTCAGGTAGGCATGGACGAGACCAACCAGGTCGGCTGGCGCGCTGCCGTCGCCTGCCAATGCTTGGATCGTCACCACAGCTACCGCGGGCGAGGGGCTGACGGCCGAGGCATCACCGACGCGCCCATCGGCGGCCCGGGCGTGGAAAATATAGGCGTTACGCGGCCCTGCGGTGCTGAGGCCTTCCCATGCCATCTGCGCCCGCTCGCGCAGGCTGTCGTCGGACTCCAGTCGTTCCGGCACGGGCGGCGAGCTCGACGGATCGCCGGGCTGGATAACCAGGCGCTTGACGTTGTAGTTCGCTGCGAGCTGGTCGAGGTCGGCGCCCTGGGCGCTGGCCAGCATGTTGGCGAGAGCGGCTTCGTTGACCCTCTGCCGCCATATCGTTTCCCTGTACGCATTTTCCTGCAGCAGCTTGGTGAGGGGCTCCGATTCCAGTTCCAGGGTGGCGGCCACCTCGGCCTGCTGATCTGCAGGCCACAGGGAGACGGCGTAGGCCTTGCGCTCGATGAAAATCTGCTCGTAGTCGAGCGGCTCCACGACGCTGGGCGCCGGCAACTGGCTGAGGTCTATAGCGGCGAAGGTCTTCACGCCAGGGCTCCAAGGTTGAGCGGCACCCGCAGGCTGAGGGGCTCGTTGGTGTCGGTCAGCGTGGCGACCAGGTCAAGAATCGCCTCGCCAGCGGCCAGGCCCATGCTGAGTTGCACGCTACTGAGCCGAATGCGGGGTTCCCAGCGCATCAGCGCCATCGCGGTTGCCGCGTAGGCCTGCAGTCTGGTGGTGCTGTTGAGAGGCCAGTCGAGCAGGTCGATCAGTTGGCTACCGTACTCACGCCGCATGACCCGACTGCCCAGCGGGGTGGTGAGGATGTCCGCGATGGACTGCGCCAGGTGCGTGCGGTCGAGCACGGTGCGGCCGGACGTGTTGCTCATACCGATCATTGCGGTGGGCTCGTTGGCGCGCCGAGGTTGCCGATATGGACATGCTCGACAAGGCTGATGCCGGCGGCGACCACGTCGTCGCTGACGGTGACTTTCCCGGTGACGGTCTGGTTGCCGGTCTGGGTGTAGTTGCCCTTGTGGATGATGTCGCCGGTGAGGGTGATACCGCCGGTACTCACTAGCTCGGTCGTGCCGCCGCTGGGAAGGAGGGCGCGCAGGAAGTGCGCGGCGCTGTCGTACTCGATGACCGCGCCGTCGCGGTATGTCATGCGGTGCAGGGCTGGGCGATCGCCATTGGCCGGCTTGCTGTCGCTGAACAGGCCGCAGATGGCGATGCCCTGGGCGAGGTTTCCAGACGGGCTCAGGTAGACAACCTGCTCGCCAACGGTCGGCGGACTCCACTCGCGGTCCTCGCCGGCGCGTGCGCTGAGCCATGGGCGCCAGGCGGTGAGGATGTCGCCGGATTTCACGCGGACGCGAGCTTTCACCTCGTCGACCTCGGCGATGGTGCCGTAGCGAACCAGGTTTTCAATTAGGCGGGAGAGCGCGGCGTAGTCGTTCATGCCGCTGATGCTGCGACTCGCGCGCGCGGGATGCACTGGTCAGGGGGTGTAGGAGGAGGCGCTACAAGCGCGGTCAGCTGACCAGGTGCTGCAAGAGCTCGTCGCGGATCATGTCGATTTCCATATCGGTGAAGCCGAGCAACTCGCGGCGCTCGTACTGCACTTCGGCCTGGCCGCGCTCGGGGCGGTCGCGCAGGCCTTCCTGGTGGACGCGCGCAATTCGTGCGACTCGACCCAGGAAGGCGATGGCGATAGCCTCCGGGGTGCTCTGCAGGCGCAGGTACCTGGCCTGGCGCAGCTTGGTGAACATCTGTCGCTTGATGCGGCCGGCCTTGCCGCGCAGCTGCTTCGGCTTGCGCTTGGCATAAGGCGATCCGTCCGGGTTGCGCTGGGCGGCCACGCGCTGCTGCTGACTGCGTCGCAGCTTGCGCCCGATGGACTGGTTGAGTCGTTGGCGCTCGCCCGGCTCAAGCTTCGCCAGAAGGGCGCCGGCCCATTCTTCCAGGGCGCTGAGCTTATCCATGGCGACGGGGGGGCGGCATGTCCAGGTCTCCAAGGGCGTCGCTGGCGGTGCTCTGCCATTGCGCGAGCAACATGTTTTCGGCGTACAGCTGCCAGTTGCCAGCCGGAAGGAAAGGTTCGAGCTGCGGCTCGTCCGGGTGAGTCACCTCGAGCCGGCCGTCGTCCAGCTTCTTGACGATGACGCGCTCGGTGAGGGGCAGCTTGATGGACAGGTCGACCTTGCTGTTGTCGAGTACGTCGGCCTCGAAGGCGACGGCCTCCTTGCCCTTGTCCTTGTTGGCCAGCAATTCGTGCTGGTTGACCATCAGCCAAGCCAGCAGGGGTATGAATACGGCATCTGGGTGGCCGGCGAACTCGGTCAGGATCACGTTGAGGGTGTAGCTGTACTCGAACGATAGGCCCGCTTCCGCAGTGCTGCGGGCGCTGCCGTTGTCTATGAACACAAGCAGGCGGTCGGGGTTGTTGGCCAGCTCCGGGACCGCGGCCAGCAGGTGTGTCTTGAGGCTGTTGGGCTTGTTCACGGTGCTGGACTCGCTGGCTGCTGGTTGTGGTCGTAGATCGCGTCGACCTTGGCCGCACACTCAGCCCAGGCGCTCAGAAGGTAGTCGCTGTCGTCACTCAGATCGCCGTTGTTCCGCAACTCCGCCGGCAGCAGGCTGCAGCGCGTGACGATTGGACAGCCACTGACGATAACCGTCGGCTCCGGTGATGGCAGGGCGTTGGTGCAGCCGGCGAGCAGCGTCAGGCAAAGGCTGATCGGCCCAGGCACGAAGTGTCGGATCATGTCGCTTCAGCTCCTGTTTCTCGAGGTGATCGGCGGCGCGAGCCTGGCGCAAGGCATCCAGGCTGGCCAGCAGGCCTTCCTGCGCGGCGCGCTGCTGGGCGAGCTCGCCACCGAGGCGGGTGATGATGGCGGCCTGCTGGGCATTGTGCTCCAGGGTGGCCTGGAGCTTGTCCTCTGCGCGCGCCGCGCGGGCCTGCTCGGCCTGGAGCTTCTGGTAGGTGCCCCAGAGCAGCAGGGCCAGGGCGCCGAGCAGGGCGAGGCCGTACAGAGCCTGGCGCAGCGTGCTCAAGCGGCGCTCTCCCTCATGGCTTCGCTGTGCCGGGCATAGGCCCGCTCGAGCTTCACGTCATAGAGGTTTCGGGCGTATGCCGGGCCGTTGTAGCGCCTGGCGAACTCGGCCCACTTGCGCCCTTTCAGCGCCCTGTGCAAGGCGGAATCGGCCTCGATGAAGCGAACGAAGGCTTCCAGGTGCTCGGCCTCGCTGCTCTGCATGCGGGTGACGAACTCGGTGACGCTGGCGTAGCCGAGGCGCTCGGCGTGGTAGCCCATTACCTGGAAGGCACCCCAGCTGGTGGATTCGTCGGCGGCGAGGGCGTCAAGCATTCGCGCCTGGGCGAGACGCTGGTACTCGCCGCTGCCGCCGATGTAGCCGCCGGGTTGCGGGTTGACCAGCGTGGGGTGGGTGGCGACGAGCTCGTCGGCGCGTGCCTGCAGCGACGCTTTGTCATCGTCGGTGTGGCGGGGGAGCGCGAGGCGTTGGTACATGATGTGCCGCTCGAACAGGATCGCGGCCTTGCCGTTGTCGAGGAAGCCAGCGCCTGCGCTTTCAACCTCGTTGACGGCCAGTACGCTGGCCAGCGGCACACCTAGCCGGGTGGCCGCGGCTTGCAGGTCGCGCAGGCGCAGGAAGCTCGCCGGATCGGCGCCGCCGAGGACGGCCTGGGTCTTATTGCCCGCGACGCCGTCCGGGGCCATGCCCACCGACTGCTGGAAGGCACGGACGGCGCTCTCGGTTGCATCACCGAAAGCGCCGTCGATGGCGAGGGTAGCGCCCCGCTGGTTGAGTTGCTGCTGCAGGATGCGCACGGCTTGGCCGCGGCTACCGTGTTTGAGTACCTGGCTCATAGCTGGTCTGCCTTGCGGTTGTAGAGGCGCTTGAGGCCCTGGCGGATCACGTCGGCGCCGAGCAGACCGATGACTCCGCCGAAGAACGGGGCGAACTCCACCGGGATGCCGAACAGGGCCAGGCCGTTGCTCACGGCTAGGGTGATTAGCCCGCAGACGAGGCCCTCGCCGGCTGCGCGCCGGAGGCTCCCGCCGCTGTACATGAGGCGAGCGGCGGCCAGCGCAGCGGACAACGCGGCCGCGTAGACCAGCGGGTGATGTTGCTCGAGCCATGCGATGAGCATGGCCCAGGTCTCGGGGCGGTCAGGCATCTGTTGCATTCCTTGCGTCCTGTGGATGGGGAGTAGCCAGGGCGTGGCGGCAACGGCCGCCGGCGAAGTCAGTCGTCAGTCCCATAGGTTCACCACCTGGCGCTGCTCGGCCTGGGGCGCGGCGTTGGGGAGGATGACGCGGGTTCCGTGCGGGATGATCGGACCGAGGTCGGCCAGGCCCGGGTTGGCGTCGAGTACCGTCTCGGTCACGCTGGCGGTGCGCCCGTAGTAGTGCCAGCAGATACTGTCGACGGTGTCGCCTTGGGCGGCGATCACGACGGCCATCACAGCAGTTCCACCGTGGTATGGCTGATGCCCAGGATGGTCCGCAGTGCCTTGCGGGCGTCGCGGCGCAACTGGTCCGGGCTGGACTGCTCTTCGGTAACCTTCTGGTCGCCGCTGTTGGTGGCGTCGAAGCTGTTGTATCGCTCGATCAGCTCCGCCAGGGCGCCGCAATAGATCACTCGGCGGTAGAGGTGCAGCAACTGGCTTTCGCCCTTGATATTCGGCGCCGGTACCTCGGCGAGGCTGTCGATGCCCTCGGCCTCCCGCGCCGCCCGATAGCCGGCGAGCTCGCGGTTGGCCTCGATCATGGTATTGACCGTCGCCACCTCGAGGCGGGCATCGGTGACGCTGGAGTCGATGCGCATGGCGGCGCGCAGCTGCTGGCCGTCGATCTCAGGCCAGAAGGTGTCGTTGCTGATGGGGTATGGCGTGCTGGTGGTGCCGCCGGCGACGAATCCGCTCATGCCTATCGCTCGTATGGGTCGGCGGTGGTCGGGGCGTCACAGCCAGGCAAGGAGGAAACCTGCTGATCAGCCCCGAGCCGCCGGGGTTGCGGGGGACCGCTCGGTTAGCTGGCGGGGCCAGCGTGTTTCTTGAGGAGGCGCTCGGCGCGCTCCAGGTCTTTCTTGCCACCGCAGTGGTCGTGCAGGGTAATGGCGCGCTTCAGCAGGTCGATGCCTGCTTGCAACTGGCCGGGCTGGCCCGGGGTGTTTTCATCCAGGTCTTCCAGGGTGGCGCGGCCCAGGGCCAGCATCAGCTTGGCGCGCGCCTCGTCCGGCATGTCCTGCTCTTCGGTCAGTTCCGCGGTACGGGTCAGGATGTCCTTCGGGAAGCTCTCGCCTGCCTTCTGTGCGATCAGGGCTGCAGTGGCGACTTCTTCTGCGACGAGACAGCCGGTGGTGCGGCTGAATCGGTCCGGGGTCTTCAGTCCGTGGCGCAACACGTAGTCGGCGATATCCAGGCCGCCGCCGAAGTCACCGGCGTCGAAACGCCAGACCATGATGGTGAGCAGCACGTCATCCTGGGCACCCTGGCCGGCCGAGAGCACGCCGTCCACGTAGGGCGCATAGTCCGGCAGCAGCTCTATCTTGAGAGCGGCCTTGCCCTGTTGAGACTGCACCTGCTTCAGGCGCAGCTGGTCCTGCTGCAGCTTGGCGAGCATCAGCTCATAGGTGGTCAGTCCATCCATGAGGGCGGCAGGGGCGGCGGCTGCCGCCTCCAGTGCCGCGCGTTTGCGCATCTGGGTGCGCTGGGCGAGGGTAGCCATGGTCAGACCTTCTCGATGTTCTCGACCAGGGCCGAGGCGCCGAAGTCTTCGATGACATAGGCCTCGTTCGACGACTGGTAGTCAGCGACCTGGTCGGCGTCCGGCTCTTCGCGGATGTGGCGGCGGCGCTTGCCGGTCTGCACGTAGATGGACAGGTTGCTCAGCGGGGTGACGAAGACGCCACCCTCGATGAAGAACGGTGCGTCGTACTCGATTGGCAGGCCGCCGAGCCGGGTCTTGGTGATGATCTCGTCGGCGGCGTTGGCCTCCTGGTTGGAGCTTGCGCCGTTTTCCAGGGCCTTGAGCTGCTTTTCGTGCAGCAGGGCTGGGTCAACGATGACGACCAGGTCCTTGCGCTTGCGGTGCCACGGGTCCAGCAACTGGATTGCGTCGAACACCAGGGCATCGAGGGTCTTGTAGTCGCCGGTGGCGCCGATGGTCACCTTGCCAGAGCCGTCGACACCCTCTTCGATCACTCGATCCGGCGCGCTGGAGCGCATCTTCTGCAGCCAGCCGATGTTGACGTCCTGGAGCAACGGGTTGGTCGCCAGGTCGGTGGTCACGGCGGCGCTGGTGCCGTTGAAACCGATCATGATGCGGTCCAGACCTTGCTGCACGGCGATGGAGTTGGACAGACGGGTCTGGAAGTCAGGGAACTTCGCCCAGGCGTCGAGCAACTGGTAGGGGAACGAGGTATCGAAGTTGGTCTTCTTGCAGGCGTAGGTGTCTTTTTTCAGGGCACTGACATCGCGCGGCTTGCGGCGCCCGCCGGCGCTGGTGTTGGTGCGGCTAGCGGTCGGGCCGTTGACGCCCAGCAGGATGGCTTCACCTTCGGCCTCGTCGACCGGGATGATGTTGATCTTCTTGAGGAAGGCATTGGATTCCTGGATCGCGGAGTCCAACTTCTGGGCAGGGGTCGGGGCGACGGTGTAGGTCACCGTGACCGACTCAACGCCGTTGATCTTGGACTGCTGGGCCAGGTAGCCGTTGAAGGCGAGGCGGGTTTCTTGACGCATGGGTGTTCTCCGAACGGGTGGCGTTTGTGCGGCTGCGGGGGTCAGAACTCAGCGAGGACCTGGCCGGCGCCGCCAGTGACCGGCGGCCGGGTGGTGTAGCTGGAGTCGGTTTCGCCCAGCTTCTTCACCAGCGCGGTGAATTCGGCGTGCAGCTTGTCGTGGGCGGCCTGCAGCTTGCTGTGGCTCCCGCTGAGGGTGGAAAAGGCCTGCGCCTGTTCGGCACCGTGGGTTGCGATCTGCTCGATCAGCTCACCCAGGGCGGTGAAGGTGGCGGCGTCCTTGCCTTCTTTTTCCTTGCCCTTGCCGAGGAGGTCGCTGACCTTGTCGCGCAGCGCGGCGAACATGCCGACGGTGTCTGCGACTTCCTCGAATTCGAGGGCAACCTCTTCGGCGGCGCTGAACAGGTTGTCCTTGTGCAGTTTGCGGTGCGCATTGAACTTGAGCGCTTCGGTGCCCAGGCTGGCCGGGCTGTCGGTAATGGCCAGGCCGACCAGATAGGCCTTTCCGCTCTCGGCGAAGTTGGGCTGTACCTCGGCCGAGGTGTAGATTTTCTGACCTTTCTTGTTCAGTTCGATGAGACTGGCGGTGGGTTCGATCTGGGCGAACAGGCCGAGTTTTTTCGCGCCGGCGATCTCCACCTCTTCCGCCTTCAGGGCCAGCACGTCACCGAAGCTGCCGAACACCGAGTCAGGTCCCAGGCCACGGATGTGCTCGCAGTTCAGGCGAGCGCCGTAGGTCTTCGGATCGTAGGTCGCGGCCATCTGCTCGACCCAGGCGCGTTCGATGATGCGGCCGTCGGTGGTCGCGCCCTCGACGAAGATGCGGAACCACTTGGAGCGGAATTTCTTGGCGGGGGTGGTCATTCGGGCTGTCCTCAATACGGTGGCGGCAGGCGCCTTTGCGTTGAGGGCATGGTCGACACAGGGGAGTGGTGCGGCAACGCGCACGGGTTGTAGCACGAGCTCCTACAGGGCGCGCCGGTAGGGGCTCGCGCGCGCGAACGGCAGCATCGGCGCCATGAACGCCATCGTTGACCTGCCTACCGATTCCCGCCGCCATGCCAAGCACCTCTACTGGCAGGGCTTCCGCATTTGCGAGATCGCCGACCTGGTCGGCGAGAAGGAAAAGACGCTTCACAGCTGGAAAACCCGGGACGAGTGGGACCGCGCTACGCCCCTGGAGCGAATCCAGGCCGCAACCGAAGCGCGCCTCGTCCAACTGATCCTGAAGGACCCGAAGTCCGGAGCGGACTACAAGGAAATCGACCTGCTCGGCCGGCAGCTTGAGCGCCAGGCGCGTATTGCGCGCTTCCAGGACGGTGGGACCGAGACGGATCTCAATCCGGAGTTGGCCAAGCGCAACGCCGGAGAGAAACGCAAGCCCAAGCGCAACGACATCACCGACGAGCAGGTCGAGAAGCTGGTCGAGGCGTTCCTCGACGGTTGCTTCGACTACCAGCTCGACTGGTACCGCGCCGGTAGCCAGCGCACCCGCGCAATCCTGAAAAGCAGGCAGATAGGTGCCACCTTCTACTTCGCCCGCGAGGCGTTGATCGATGCGCTGACGACCGGGCGCAACCAGATATTCCTGTCTGCCAGCAAGGCGCAGGCGCACATTTTCAAGGCCTACATCCAGGCGTTCGCTCGGGAGGTGGTTGGCGTCGAGCTGGCCGGCGACCCGATCATTCTGCCCAACGGCGCCGAGCTGCACTTCCTGGGTACCAACGCCCGCACCGCCCAGGGCTATCACGGCAACTTCTACTTCGACGAATTCTTCTGGACGTACAAGTTCAACGAGCTGAACAAGGTCGCGTCTGGCATGGCGATGCAGAAGCGCTACCGCCGGACCTACTTCTCGACGCCCAGCTCGATGGCGCACGAGGCTTACACCTTCTGGACGGGCGAGCGCTTCAACAAGGGCAAGCCGACCGCCCAGCACCTGAAACTGGACGTCAGCCACAGCGCCCTGCAGCAGGGCCGACTGTGCGATGACCGGGTCTGGCGGCAGATCGTTACGATCCTGGACGCCGAGGAGCGCGGGTGCGACCTCTTCGATATTGATGAGCTGCGCCTGGAATACGACGCCGCTGCCTACCAGAACCTGCTGATGTGCCAGTTCGTCGACGACGGCGCGAGCATATTCCCGCTGACCATGCTGCAGCCGTGCATGGTGGACAGTTGGTCGACGTGGGAGGACTACAAGCCGTTCGCGGCCAGACCGTTTGCCGATCGGCAGGTCTGGGTCGGCTATGACCCCGCGGAAACGGGCGACTCGGCGGGATTGGTGGTCGTGGCGCCGCCGTTGGTGCCCGGGGGCAAGTTCCGAGTGCTCGAACGCCATCAATTCCGGGGCATGGACTTCACGGCCCAGGCCGAGACGATCCGCAAGGTGACCCAGCGCTACTGGGTGACCTACATCGGCATTGATACGACGGGCATGGGCAGTGCGGTAGCGCAGCTGGTCCGCCAGTTCTTCCCTGCTCTGCGAGCCTTCTCCTACAACCCCGAGGTTAAAGCGCGCTTGGTCATGAAAGCCTGGGACGTGATCAGCAAAGGCCGGCTGGAGTTCGACGCGGGCTGGACTGACATGGCCCAGTCGCTGATGGCCATCCGCAAGACCGTCACCCCAGGCGGGCGGCAGTTCACCTTCGTCGCCGGCCGCAACGAGACCACTGGCCACGCCGACCTGGCCTGGGCGCTGTTCCACGCATTGCACAACGAGCCGCTGGAAGGCCAGACGGCGACGAACACCGTGATCATGGAGATTTACTGATGAGCGAAGACAACGGCGCGCAGCCGGCGGCCGTCGAGGGCGAGCTGCTGACGGCAGGGCAGGGTGGCCAGGCAATGGCGTTCACTTTCGGCGAGCCGGTACCGGTGCTCGATGGGCGGGAGATCCTGGACTATCTGGAGTGCTGGTCAAACGGGCGCTGGTACGAGCCGCCGGTCTCCCTCGATGGCCTAGCCCGGTCGACACGGGCCAGCGTGTACTTGCAATCCGGACTCACGTTCAAGCGCAACATGCTGGTCCGCACCTTCCAGCCACATCGGTTGTTGAACCGTCAGGCCTTCGAGCAGATCGTCATGGACTGGGGGTGGTGCGGTAATCTGTACCTCGAGAAGCGCGACAACATGCTCGGCCGAGCCCTGGGTCTGCAGCCGTGCCTGGCCAAGTACATGCGCCGCGGTACGGACCTGGACACTTACTACCAGGTGCGCGGTTGGAAGGACGAGCACCAGTTCAAGACTGGCAGCGTCTGCCACCTGCGCGAGGCCGACATCAATCAGGAGGTCTACGGGCTTCCGGAGTGGATGGCCGCCCTGCAAAGCGCCCTGCTGAACGAGAGCGCGACCCTGTTTCGTCGCAAGTATTACCAGAACGGCAGTCATGCAGGGTTCATCCTCTACATGACGGACGCCGCGCAGAATGAGGGGTTCGTCGATGACCTGCGCACGGCCATGAAGAACAGCAAAGGGCCGGGCAACTTCCGTAACCTGTTCATGTATGCACCAGGTGGCAAGAAGGATGGCATTCAACTGCTGCCGATCAGCGAGGTGGCGGCGAAGGATGACTTTGGGGCGATCAAGAACATCAGCCGGGATGACCTGCTCGCGGCTTTGCGTATTCCACCGCAGCTGATGGGCATCGTTCCCCAGAACGCAGGCGGGTTCGGGTCGATCAGGGAGGCGACGGAGATCTGGGCGATGAACGAACTGGAGCCGGTCCAGACACGCCTGGCCCAGATCAACGACTGGCTAGGTGAGGAGGTGATCCGGTTCACTCCCTACGAGGTGCTGGCCGGCAACGAGAGCTGACGTCGCTGAACAAAAAGGCCGCCCTAAGGCGGCCTCTTAACTTTTGAAGCTCTTCACAAATTTACCAAGCTCTTGGAAGAAAACGGCAATTGTCCCGTAGTCTTCATTCGGGTCTTTGTCCGCGTTTTCTCGACCCATCCGTTCAAAGTTTGTCACCAACCTTGCAATCGTAATGAATAGGATAATTGCGATCGCCGATGAGAATGTGGCTGGAATCAGAGGCGCAAGAATCTGCAGGTAGAACGTTTCTTTATTTGACTCTGCCGTTGGCTGCTTGGGATCTTCTTTTTTGGTGTTGCTGGAAGTTTTGACTGGCTTTTTGTCTTGAGACTGTTTGGCAGTGAGTGGAGCTGGAGTTCCATTCAGAGCTAAACGCTCTTCTCTGGCTTTGGCATCAGCCTTGGCACTGTCCAGCCCATTGAGAAAGTGGAAACCAACCCACATCGAAAAAAGAAGACAGCCGACGGCTGAGATAGTCAGTGTGGCTAAAGCTGCCAGCGAAAACCACCTGCTGTACTGCTTACGTCGGATAGCCTCATTACCGAGGCGCGCCTCGTGCTCGCTCACCTGACTCGGCGTCGTAAATTTGGAACCGGCGATATCTCCGGCTCCAAACTGAGGTTCTACGTCGTCACTCATCCGAGAAGGCCTAGATTTTTAAGTCTGTAGGACATGGCCGCGTTCGAAACCCCAAATGCTTCTGACATTTGTTGCACAGACGTAGCTCCGGTAAAGAGCTCTCTGACCCTTTGCTCTGGCATTACGAGTTCAGCAGCAAAAGAATTTGCTGCGCGCTCAATGGGGTTGTAATTCCCAAACGTCGTGTCGCGCTGCTGAGTGTTGTGTTCATTCACATGCCCGAGCAACACATGACCCAGCTCATGGGCTAGGGTAAATCTGTTGCGATAGATGATTTCGTCTCTGTTGTAATCACAATAGAAGACCGGTCCATCATCAGTCATGGCGAGCGAAGCCTGTCCACTGGCGTTCATAGTGAAAGAGTTTTGGGCACGCACACGGATAGGGATGGTCTTGTCCATCCCGGTGACTTCATCCTTCTTATAGACCACCAGACTGTTGGCAATCATTTCAGGATTGACAGGCAGGTGGCCATCCCAAGCGATTTGCAGCGCTTGCTTTGCGTACTCAACCGCTTTCTGCATGGATGTGATCAT